GGGAAAGAAATCCCAAATAGAAACAAACTCAATGCGCGGAACACGAACAGATAGCGGATTGTACGTTCTTTCGCCTGTCTCTTCGTCTTTTTCCCAACGACTAAGTGTTTTGTTGAAGTTAAACGGGCCTTTAACAATACCTGTACCAAACAAAGCAGATTCAAATAGCGCATTACGTAGTTCAGAAGACCCGTTAGACTCTTCGATCTGATCGTGTATAAGTTTCTGCATTAAACGTGCTGCATCTTTAGCAGGAGCTATTTCTAAAACTTGTGGATTTGGATGTACACCGTCTTTAAATTCAAGTTCTGCTTCTTTTATTGCGTCTTCAAAAGCATTTTCACCTGTTGAGAAAGTTGCTCCTGCTTTCAGTACTCTTCCGTCACCTTCGTAGCCTACGTCAAAGGGGTCTAGTGCTTTTTCTTCTGCTGTTTCTGGTTCTTTGGCTTCTGGTTCGCTTGTTTCAATGTTAGGAGCCATGTCTAGGTGTCTATATGTTGACACACCTTCCGGTATTTTTGTTTCTTTAACACCAATAGGGAACTTACCTGTTCCGAACATTACATCTACTAACTGACCAAATGCTGCAATTACTTTAGTCTTTGTAACTTTGATAAATACTCTAGACTTTTCTGACTCGCGGAACTTTACGTTCTTACCATAGAGTCCACGGAAGTTGTGATAGGCTTGTAGCCATCTAGCTTCATCTGATTCTCTTGCTGACTCTGCTTGTGCAAAGCGATCTTGAACTAAACCTACAAACTGAAGACGAATGGATTCCTCAAGCGTTAAGTCAAGACCACTTTCGCCCTCAACAGCTTCAAAGTAGATCTCACCCGCGTTTCCAAATAATCCGTCTTTTTCGTTAGCCATGTAATTTCCCTACATTATACAGAAAAACCTGCCGTCATCCGAAGAATCAGGCAGGCGTAGTACTTAGTTTTATAGTGCTTGGAACTGAACAATGTACTTAACAGTTGTTGCAGCAGTAGCTAGATCAGCTCCAATAGGAGTTAAACGAGCATGTAGTGTACGATTAGCAGCAGAGTACAAAGTGCTTGCAATTACAATAGCTTCTGAAGTAGCGGGGCCACCTACAACACCTGCGGTTACAGAGGTAGTTACAAACTGGTTAGCTGCATGTCCGTGTGAATCTTTAATAAGATACAAAGGAGCATTAGCAGCCCAAGTTACAGCAGCACCACCGTCATCTAGAATAGCTTCAGTAGCGATAATCTGCCCACCACCCGCAGCCGTACCCAGACTAAAGTCTACGTCATTGCCGCTACTACCGCCTGTTACAATGTTACCCGCAGGGATAGCAATCAAGTTACGGATGATTGTTCCGGCAGGTTGCACAAAAGAAACGTCAGTGTGAGTGTCATCAGTTACTGCAATAGTAGCTGTAGTTACTTCTGTTTGTGCGCCAACGCGCTCTGACAGAAGACGAACGTCTGAGGCTATTGCCCCATCGTTAATGTTTTTACGGATGTTTACTTGACCTGTAGCTGTTGACATAATTTCTTCCTCTTTTTATTTTAGTTTTTTTTAGTTTTTTTAATATCCAAAAGTTGAGTCCATCGGAGAATAGATTCTCTCCCTATGAAATTGTCGCATTTGATTCAACGTATCATTTATACGTGGCCTAGACATAATCAAATACCTAAGTGCGTCATAAGCATGGTCAGGCGCATGTGTATCTACATCTTCTGGGTTGCGTTTATCCAGAGGAATACTTTGCAGTTCGCGTATCAGGTTAGGGCATGTGTTCAGTATCTGTATTTTGGGCCTACCGCTTTGCATGACTTTCAAGTATTCGTGGATTTGTATCTTGCCTTGTATTCGGTTCTTATCTGCTCTTCTAAGCTTGTGTCCGGCTCTCTGAAGCGTTTCACCGATTGTTGGGCCTGTAGTACCTGTTCGACTCCAACACGCTGTATCAAGCACTCCTTGGACGCTGAAGGGATCTCCTAACTCCATGTTAGTAATTAGGCTTGCAAGCTCTGTACCTAATAGTCCTTTCTGGTATAACTCTCTGTATATTATCAATGTGCCGTCACTTGGGTCTACTGCTCCCCAAACGCAAGCACTCTCTGAAGCGTAACCGTAATCTATTCCTTTGACCCGTTCCCAGTGCAATGGAATCTCAAACGGTGTGATAACATGTAGCTGTGGTACAAACTCTGTGAATGCTGCACCTTCTGCAACGTCCCAGTTGCCGTCTAAAAGCTGTTGTCGCTGTGTTGGCGGCAGAGCCTGTAACATCTTCTCGTATCTTCCGTCATGAGCTAAGAACGGATTGTCCTGCAATCTAGCAGGTATGAACTTTCTTGTTAGACCGTCTGCGCCTTCAAAAGATGCATTCGGTGGCGAAGGGTCTATGTAACGCTTCTTAACCCATGTAGCTCCTGTACCGCCCGGATTTGCTGTACAACGCATATACGGGATAATCTCTGAATCAGTGGTACGAAGTCTCGAAGCTAAGTAGTTCCAAGCAAACTCTGTAGGTAGATGTGTGATCTCATCGAATCCTATCCAACTATATGCTTGTCCCTGATACCTATATACATCTGCATCACGTTCCAAGAAGCCAAACTCAATCTTAGCGCCACTTGGGAAGTTCCAAAGCTTCTCCACTTCTTTATATCTACAGCCCGGAAATGCTTTCGGGTACAACTCTCTACTTTTGTCTATAAGCTCTCTAAGTTCTGGCATAGAGCGTCTTATGATTAGACCCCTGTGAGCGGGCCTGTGAGCGTATCTAAGCGGGTCTACGAGCATGGCATAGGACTTACCTCCCCCTGCTGCTCCACCGTACAGAACGTCTGTTTCTGAGGCTGCTAAGAAGTCTTCTTGTGGGCCTTCGTTGGCCTTGAAGATAACCTCTTCTTTTGCTTCTTCTGCTAGGGCTTTTGGTAAGTTTCCTAGCTCTTGTTCCTCAATTACATTTGAGACTGCGTTACCATCTAGTTTGTTTAAAGCTTTTGTAGTTGTTTTAATAGACTGTTTATAACTATCTACTTTGTTTTGAGCTGATTTAAGCTTCTTTTTCTTTTCTTTAACAGCCTTCGTTGCGTCCATCTTTGCTTTAGTTCTAGAATGGTAAGTATAACCACGACCTTTAGATCCTTTTGCGCGTCCTGATTTTTTTCGCGGTGTCCCATCAACCTTGAGTATAAACTCACCGGATTCATCTTTGGCGTAGTTGTCGGGATTTAGTTCCCAGTCTAGTTGTTCAGTCATATCTTTTGTCTGCTATCTTCTTTAAACCCATGTGGCTAATAGTTCGCCCTGTCTTGTGTTCTAAGAATATCGCAGCTTCGCGTAAACTGAGTGTTTTCTCTTTGATCATTACGATCATCTTGTCTAGTTGTTCTAGCTGTTCTGGTATTGCTGTTAGTAACTCTACGTTACCTTCGTCTAGCTTATAACCAAATGGAATAGTACTGCTAGATCTCCTCATAATTTCCTTCTATGACGGTTTCTTGTTTAGCGGGTAAAATAAACAGACCGCCATTGGTATTGACAGTTACATCGAGGCGATCTGTTTTACCCAAGCCTACGCGGTCTAAGATGGTCTGTGCTGCTTGTATACGCATGTTTGCTTGCGGTATAGGCTCTGAGCTATCCATTATTGCTACGAGCTTCATAGCGGCTTTAGGGGCGCTCTGAGCCAAGATGTTTGTTGCTAGGTCTAGGATCTCCGTCTTCAAAGACTTCACAACTGCATTCGTGCTTGATTCAGCATATCCTGCCATCTCTGCTGCTCTTTTTGGATCACCTCCTACTTCAGTTAAGTAACTAAGGAAAGCTTCCTGCTTTGTTGTTAATTCTTTTTTGTTTGTCATGTACTCTATTATACACCTGTATTGCAGGTTTGTCAAGCTTTATATTCCAAAAAGGTATAAATAAATATACGAAATGCCTTGACAAAACGTGATTTCAGGTGTATAATAGATATTAAGCCCACCGGGGTTATATAGTCATTCCAGCCACTGTTATTCAGTGTTTCTAATAATAGGTTTTGTATAGTATTAGGAACAATTCTAATAAGGACTCATTCCTAATAAGTCGATTAGCCCCTTGCAAGGCTAATTGCTATAAAGTAGATTAGCCTTGCAATGGGGCTTTGACATAGATGAGACACTTTAAAGACTTTAAAGCCTGCCGCGCCAACTGGTATACATCCCCTTTTCCCCCAAAATGTATAACATTGTGTATATATGGGGGGGAGGGGTACTGGCCACCTGCCCCGCCTAGTCTCCCTACTTTTTATAAGGCTATTCAGGCTAGGCAGGCACATTTCCTAGCAGCATTAGACTTCAAAGTCTACAAAAACTTTAAAGTCTAAAAAGTCTAGACATCTAGTGTACAAACTGGTAGGACTTCAGAGACTTTTAAGATTTAGTACCCCATACTCTAAAGTCTCCCAAGATTCAACAAC